AGCACATACGGAAGAGAAGTTCGAATTGGGAACGGGCAAAGTACTTATGGTAATATTCGTGCAGATAATTTCTACGATGAAAGTACGTCTAAATCTAAGCGACATATTCGTCCATTAAGTGACGATCTTAATTCGTTGGATATTATTAAAAAGATACGGCCGTGTGTATTTGAAAAACAACAAACAGGAAATAAGCGTAGGATAGGAATGCTTGCAGAAGAATTATATGAAGTGTTACCAGAAGTAGTTGCTGTTGGCGAAGATGGTAATCCAGAAGCAATTGCTTATGGTCAAATTGTTCCAGTATTAATACAAGCGATACAAGAATTAACTGAAAAAGTAGAGAGGTTAAAACAATGACAGATTTTACTCCATATGATCCAGTAGTGCCGGATAAAGTATCTCATATTTCGTTTAACATTCGATCCGAAATGGTTGAGGATGTTGATCAGCATGGTGATCCCTTAGGGACGTTTACAGAAACAGAATTCATTGATGGTTTTGCAATTGTACAAGACCAGAATGGTGAAGTAGTAAAGATACACAATGCTGGATCTTATACAGAACTAATTGAAAAGAACGTAATGACGGCACAGCAGTTACAGACAATTCAAACCTTCTTGCAGAATGTAAGAGATACTATAGAAGGAATATTATTACCATAACATTTTTGAAAGGAGAATTATGGAACCGATAAAGTGTACCATGCAAGACGTTGTTAATGTTATTCCCGCTTTAAATGATTTACATACCATTAGATTACCTGTAAAGTTATCTCTAGATATTCGTCGTATTGAGAAAGCTGTTATGGAGGAGCACAAGTATTTTCAAGAAGAAGAAAAGAGAATAATAGACACATATTGTGAGCGTAATGGAGAGGGAGATTATATAAGACCTCCAATTTTAGATTCTGATGGGAATACCGTGGTTGATGAAGCTGGAAACGTACTTTACGATAGTACTAAAATATTGATTGAAGATATGGACGCTTTTCAAAAGGAATTTGCTGTTTTGCTAAATAGCGAGGTTGTTTTGAATGTTAGAAAAATTGCATTAAGTCGTATTGGAGATATTGAACTGTCATATGGAAGGATTGGCGCATTAGAGTTTCTTATCGATAACGATTTATAAACTTCTAAAATCAAGCACTTTTGTGAGAGTCATTATTCTTCAAAAATACGGTTTCCATACCGTTTCTCCTTTCAAGAGGCCCTTTATCGGTTTGAAGAAGGGTAATGACTCTCTTGAAAGTGCTTGATAACTAGTATGAAACTATTATAAAAAGTGAGGATAACTATGCCAGATGTAGGATTTTTTATATGGAAAATGTCATCAATGCCTAAAGATCCATACGATCTTGTAAAGATTTGTCAACAATACGGCATTAAACGAGTAGCCATTAAGGTGTTAGACGGTATATACAAGTATAATGTTCCTTATGGGGACAAAGCTTTAAAAGAATACATGATCGTGTTGAAGGTTAACGGGATTATTGTAGAAGCATGGGGTTTTCAGTATCCAGATCAGCCAAGTTTGCAAGGTGACTACATTGAGGAACGTCGACAGAAGCTTGAGTTTGAAACTTTTCATTTGAATGCTGAAGCGCCATGGAAAGAACCATATGGAATGGCTAAAGCAGCGAAAGCTATGCTTGGAAAATTGAAAGTTAATAGATTTGAAGTCTTACTTTGTTCGTATCGGTTTCCAAGTCAACATGCGCCTTTCCCGTTTGATGCGTTTATGAACCATGAAGCGACTGATGGGGCTTCCCCGCAGATCTACTGGGCTTTGTCCCATAATCCCGTCGAGCAGCTAGAGGCATGCCTATTAGAGTACTCCGCATGGGGTAAACCCGTTTACCCGATTGGACCTACTTTTGGTGCAAGCTTTAAAATTGGCGATGAATGGTTCTATTGGGAGCCAACGGTTGAAGAATTAGTGGCGTTTAGAAAAGCGGTCCATGCTGCAGGGATTAATAGAATGTACTATTACTCCCTAGATTGGGCTTTAGCTAAGAATAGGTTTGATTGGATAGAAGCAGCTACAGGGATTAACACTGGTTCTCCTGTTGATCCTCCAACACTTCCTCCAGTAACCGAAGCTTTTGTTGTCACTAACTGTTCTTGGCTAAATGGACGAACGGAACCAAGGGTAGCTGTACTACCAGATGGTTCAAGCAATAGGATTGTAGTAGTTAGAGCTGGTCAGAAGGTAGAGAATCTTCTAGAAGATAGTGATCAATGGCAGAAGGTTCGACTTGGATTCATTGAAGCTTGGATGCATGGTGACTATTTAGAACCAGTTCAAAAGTAGAGGAAAAAATTCAAAATGGAAGCTGAACCTACTAGAAGGAGACGAACGTCTAAATCTCGCGGGGCTCCAGGCAAGACTGTAGAAGCAAGAGAGAACCAACTAATTAGTCTCGCGGTAGATTTAGCCGAGAAACAGCTCGCTGAGGGAACTGCTTCCGCCCAGGTTATAACTCATTACTTACGACTCGGAACAACAAGAGCTAAATTGGAGAAAGAAAAGCTTAGAAGAGAGAATCAATTACTTGCAGCAAAGACTGAGTCGCTTCAGTCAGCGCAAAGAACCGAAGAACTTTATAAAGAAGCTTTAATCTCCATGAGAACTTATAAGGGTGAAGAGATAGGGGAGGATGAGACTATTGAAGATTAGATCCTACAGCGAGTTATGTAAACTAAAGACGTTTAAAGCTCGGTACGATTATGTTAGACTTAAAGGAGTAGTTGGAGAATCAACTTTTGGCTTTGACCGGTATTTAAATCAGATGTTTTATAAGTCTAGAGGTTGGTTAAGTCTTAGAGATGAGATAATAATTAGAGATGAAGGGTGTGATCTCGGTGTTTTAGGTTATGAGATAAACGATTTAATTGTTATTCATCATTTAAATCCAATTACTCCTGAAGATTTAGAGGATGGGAAAGAAATTTTGTTCGATCCAGAAAATTTAATCTGTACGAGTCATAGAACGCATATGGCAATACATTATAGCGACGAATCATTGTTGCCAAAACCATTAAATGTTCGTTATCCAGGTGATACGACGCTTTGGCGTTAAAAGATAAGGAGTTTATATGGATAGTATTTTAGCAACTATTCGAGAAGGCTTAGGTATTCAAAAAGATTATGACGGATTTGATGGTGAAATTATTGTCGCTATTAATAGTGCTATATTTTCATTAAAGCAACTAGGTATTGGTCCGGATGGCTTTTTGATTACTGGGCTTGATGAGGAGTGGTCGACCTTAATAGATACAGCGGAAGATATAGATGGTATTAAAGCTTATATTTTACTAAAATCGCGTATGCTATTTGATCCACCGACAACTTCATTTTTATTGGAAGCTGTGAGCCGACAAATTACTGAGTTAGAATGGCGATTAATGGTACAAGTTGATCCTGTGCCTGTTGAAGAGGAGTAATGGACTATGCCTTATGATATATTTAAACGTGATGATGGGTACTGCGTTTTTAAAGTGGACGCAGATAAAAAGCCTATAGGAAAAACACTTGGTTGTCATGACTCTAAAGAAGCTGCCGTGAAGCAAATAGTTGCTGTAGAGATTTCAGAAAGTCAAACTTTAGAACATTACGGCATCAAAGGTATGCGTTGGGGTGTTCGTAGGAAGCGTTCAAGAAAAGCGAGCGCTGATTATACTAGTAGTAGAAAACTTGCAAAGAAAAAAGTTAGTGAGTTATCGAACGAAGAGCTTAAGAAACTTAATAATCGTTTGGAATTAGAAAGAAAGTTTGCGAGTATGAACCCTTCGAAGACTAGTCAGGGCAAAAAACTTGTGTCTAATTACTTGTCTAATTTTGGTAAGCAAGTGGCTAACGCATTAATACAAAAAACAGCAACAGCAACGGCGGAAGCGATATTTGAGAAAGTGACGAGGTGAACTATGCATGTTATTGACGAAGATGGTAATGTTTTAGAGCATTATGGCGTCAAAGGTATGCGCTGGGGTTCACGAAAAAAATCCTATAAAACCTATATGGAAAAAGAAAGAGCATATGAAGTTTTAAATCTTAAAGAAGGACAACGTCTTCCAAAAAATTGGAAAAAGAAAGTAAAAACCATTGACGATAATACTATTAATTCAGGTAAACAAAAAGTTCTTGTCGCTTTAGGTCTAATAGGAGGTTTAGTTCTTACCAGAAAAGTTATAAAAGGATGAAACATGGTTTTCTCAAACAAAGCAGTACCTCAATATTATGGTGAATTTCGCGAAAAGGTTATTGCTGGTGAGATCCCTGTTTGTAGAGAAATTTCTATGGAGATGAACAGGATTGATAGATTGATAGAAAATCCTGGTATTTATTACGATAGTGAAGCTATAAACGGGTTCATCTTATTTTGTGAAAATGAACTCACATTAACAGATGGCACTAAGTTAACCTTATTGCCCACGTTTAAGCTGTGGGCGGAACAAATTTTTGGGTGGTACTACTTTGTAGAGAGAAGCGTTTATGTTCCCTCACCTGATAATCGTGGCGGTCGATATGTCCGTAAAAAGATTAAGAAACGGTTAATAAACAAGCAGTATTTAATAGTTGCCAGAGGGGCAGCTAAATCGATGTACGGAGCATGTATACAAAATTATTTTTTGAATGTTGATACTGCTACAACCAACCAAATTACAACAGCTCCAACGATGAAGCAAGCAGAGGAGGTGATGTCTCCTATTAGAACAGCTATAACTAGGGCTAGAGGTCCTTTGTTTAAGTTCTTAACAGAAGGATCTTTACAAAATACAACTGGTTCTAGAGCTAATAGGGTAAAACTAGCATCTACTAAGAAGGGTATTGAGAATTTTCTTACTGGTTCGTTGCTTGAAGTACGTCCCATGTCCATCGATAAGCTTCAAGGTTTACGTCCAATGGTCTCTACTATAGATGAATGGTTATCTGGTGATATTAGAGAGGATGTTGTTGGCGCTATCGAACAAGGAGCTTCTAAGTTAGAGAATTATTTGATTGTTGCCATGAGTTCAGAAGGTACAGTTCGAAATAGTAGTGGTGACACAATCAAGATGGAGCTTTTGGATATTTTAAAAGGAGATTATCAGAACCCTCACGTATCTATATGGTATTACAAACTGGATAACATTGATGAAGTTAATGATCCTGCTATGTGGTTGAAGGCTAATCCTAATTTGGGAAGAACCGTTACATACGAGACTTATCAATTAGATGTCGAAAGGGCGGAAAAGGTTCCAGCTACTAGGAATGATATTTTAGCTAAGCGTTTTGGTATTCCTATGGAAGGGTATACATATTTCTTTACTTACGAAGAAACTCTTCCCCATCGTCGGCATAGTTTTTGGGAAATGCCATGTGCTTTGGGTGCAGACCTTTCACAGGGCGACGATTTTTGTGCTTTTACTTTTATATTTCCGTTATCGAATGATGCCTTTGGCGTTAAGACTAGATGTTATATTTCATCATTAACACTTAAAAAGTTACCAGGAGCTATGAGGTATAAGTATGAACAATTTATAGATGAGACGAGTTTACAGGTATTGGAAGGAACTATTCTGGACATGATGGAGGTATATGAGGATCTAGACAAATTTATACTTGACTCTGATTATGATGTACGTTGTCTAGGCTACGATCCTTACAACGCTAAAGAGTTTGTTGAAAGGTGGGAAAAAGAAAACGGACCTTATGGGATTGAAAAAGTTATTCAAGGAGCAAAGACTGAGTCGGTTCCGCTTGGAGAACTAAAAACATTAGCAGAAGAGCGCCTTCTCATATTTGATCAAGAACTTATGACCTTTGCCATGGGTAACGCAATTACGCTTGAAGATACTAATGGTAATCGGAAGCTTTTAAAGAAGCGTTATGATCAGAAGATAGATCCTGTTGCGGCTATGATGGATGCTTATATTGCATACAAAGCTACTAAAGAAGCTTTCGAATAAGGAGGTTTAATGTATGTTCACATAAACGAGGAGGTGATGTATAGTGCCAGACACGATACTTACTCGAATTAGAAAAGCCTGGAATATATTTAGATTTGGGGAGGATAGTCTTTATTATAATACTAATCTAGGTGTTGGTTACGGAGTAAGACCTGATAGAATTAAATTACTAACAGGTGTTGAGCGATCTATTATCGCCTCAGTCTATACTCGAATCGGAATAGATGTTTCTGCCATTGGCATTAAGCATGTTCGTGTTGATGAGAACGGAAGATTTGTTGATGTTATTGATTCTGGTCTTAATAATTGTCTTACAATT